TCAGACGCTACATTGTTTATCTTAACAAGTAAAAACAATTCAAATATAGAAGTAAGATTTAGAGATATTTATCCTATATCATTATCAGGTTTAGATTATAATCAACAAGCAACAGACGTAAACTATTTGACAGCAAGTGTTACGTTTCAATACAAAATTTATGAATTTGCAGCTGTTAGTGGTAGTGGCACACTAGAAACGACTACTTAATTTTTATATAAATTATATTATGACTGTTCTAATAAGACCTAGAGATAGGAATCCACATTTAAATAAATTAATGACCAAAGGTGGTCCTGGCGACAAGTACCTCGGTGACGGTACAGTTGACATGAGTCAATGGTTTAAAAAAATTGATATATTAGAAGATCAAATTAGAAACAACGACATATGGTTTTGTGGCGCACCATTTTCTATGGTCTATACAACAACTAGAGGCGAATATGCACCTTGCTCATGGGCTGCTGAAGGTTTTAATCCTAATATAAAAGACGTACCTATTCGTAGATATTTTGAAGACAATAAAAACTTAAATGATTTACGTAAAGAAATGGTTACACCAGGTTCTGATTTAAAACTTGCAAAGGTATGGTGTAAACAATGTATGTTCCAAGAACAACATTACGGCAGATCAAGGCGACAAGCCTCTCTTAAAATACAAACAAATGACCATGCAATATGGCCAGGCATTAGAAATGCAGTAGAATATTTTAAAAGAAGAAACAAAGGTATATTCCAAGATAGAATATTTGAAATACAAGTAAAGGCATTTGGTAATAAATGTAACCTTGATTGTTATATGTGTATACCTTATGACTCTACTACACGATTAAAGTCTATACACTCGGAAGAAGTTAAAGGTGAAAACGTATTTTCTGATTATGCAAAGACCCCTATAGAACTTGTAAAAGGAGAAAAGTTAAAAAACGTTGTAGATCAAATAGTTGAACTGGCACCATACATTTATAATCTAAAGTTTATAGGTGGTGAGCCATTAGTTATGAAAGATTTTTACATGTTGTTAGATAAGATATGTAAAACAGGTCATGCTGATAAGATGTTTGTAAAGTATCAAACTAATATGTCAGTACTGTCAATGGAAAAATTAAAGTTGTTAGATTATATTCCAAAGTTTATGCAATTTGAGTTTACGGTATCTTTAGATGGTATAGGCAAATCTGTTGAGTATATAAGACGTAGAACAAACTGGCAAGATGTTATGAATAATATAAAGGAAGTTAAAAAGTTTCCTAATGTAACTGTTAATATAAATGGTGCAATATCATTTTTAAGTGTGTTAAGATTTTACGAATTGATAGAATGGATAGATCAAAATAAAACGCTGTTCAAACAAGTCAATTGGTCAAATATTAGAAACCCTAAAAAGTTATGTGCTAATGTATTGCCTGACAAAATAAAACAAGAACTTATTCCAAGATACGAAGGTTTTCCTGATATACAAAATCTACTTAAAGAAAGTAACGATGGCTTACACTATCAGGACACATTTGACTATTGTTTATCAAACGATAAATATTACAAAGGTACTAAATGGGAATCACATTTGTTTGAAGTGTTTCCTGAACTAGAACCATATCACAAAAAGGATTAATATGGACGCATATGAACTTTTAAGTAAAAGAAGACACATACATAAATTTGACGCAGAAAAAATACCACCTAAAGAGCAGATAGATGACTTGTTGTATAAAGCATGGAAAGTAACACCATCAAAAAATAATTTTATGCCATATCATGTTAACGTGTTAGGGCCTGAACATGTAAGTGAAAAGGAATCTATCACTAAAAAATGTATGCTTAATAAGAAAAGAATAAATGAAGATAAGATACCTAAACACTATTCAGATAAACATAAAACGTGGGAAGAGGATGGTACTAATCCAGCGTTTGTACACATTAGAACAGCACCATATGTGTTAGTGTTTACACAAAGAATATGTAAACCTAATAAATTTTACCAAGAGTGTATTGATAGAGGTGATTTCTTTGAACAAATGCACGAAGAATATCTAGCAGAATTACAAAGAACAACATGTACTGAAATAGGTTGGTTTACATCAAACCTTACTAACCTTTGCTTAGAACAAGGACTTGATACAGCAACTTTATTATGTTTTCCTTATTATGAAAAAACATGGAATAGAGATTGGGAAGATATACCTTGGGTAAAATATCCTGTTCTTTTACTATGTAGTTTAGGTTACAGTAAACAAAGCAGACGAGAATTTATGCACCCAGCAAATAGAGCTAGAGATCAAAAACCTGAAAAAGGAACAGTTGTAGTATGGCGATAATACAAAACAAAACACTATTGTTATTAATTGATTTTCATGGTCATCCTATATTAGGTGACGATCACACAAATAATTTAAGATATTCTGAATTGATGGATTTTTTAAATGAAGATGGAGAACTTAATATAGTATCAAACCATTTGACAGGCGAGTATATTACAGAGCGTGGCCCTAATAAACTAGAAGAAATAAAACGCATATATGATTACGAAGGTGTACATAATTGGCACAAAATTGATCCTGATAGAGAACCACCACCAAGCATAGAAGAAATAGAGAATATATTTAAAAAGAAAAACTATAGAATAAACAATGTAATTCTAGGTGGTACAAATTTAGCAGGTTGTGTTTTAAGATCAAAACCATATTCAGCAATACATTGGGCAAGAAGAGGATATCATACGCAAATTTATTTACCATTGTGTGCTGATTATCAGTTACCAGGTATAAATCAGGTTGAAAGAAATTTACATGCCACTTCAATATTATACAACGTTATACGAGAAGAAAGATTGTGGGATAAAATTGATCTTGTAAGAATGAAAAATAGGTTGATAATAAAATGAAGTGTAAAGAAAGAGAATTAGATTTAGAGTTACCTGATTATATGACAAAAGGTGGTCCAGGTGACAATTCTGCACCTGGTCAAATTGATACATCTTCGTGGTTTAAAGATCAGTTAGACCGAGATAGTTGGGCGTACAATCCTTTTGTTGTTGATAAAGGTACAATAGGTCAACAAGCAAAAGACCAAGAAATATTTTTTTGTGATATACCTTTCAATCAAGTTTATTTAGAGATAAGTGGTAACTATGCGGCCTGTTGTTTTGGGGCAGAGGCAGATGGTGAAAATGGCTTACCAAATCATAATGTAAACAATACAACACTACAAGAATGGATGCGTGATAGTACGTATATGAATGAGATACGTAAAGAAATGTTAGATCCTAATTCTGAACTAAAGATGGTGAAGAAAACTTGTAAGAGATGTATATCAGACGAAAAACGATATGGTAGATCCCGAAGAACAGCTTGTATGAAAATTCATACACAAGAAAAAGATTATTGGCAGGCAATAGAACGATCGGTATTAATGTTCAAGGCAACAGGTCAATATGAGTTTGAAGAAAGAATACTAGAAGTACAATTAAAGGTTTATGGTGATGAATGTAATTTAGATTGTCATATGTGTGTACACCAAAATTCAACAACACGTCAACAAGTTGCAAAGAAAGGTGTGTGGAGTGAAGAAATATTTGGTAATACAAATTACGGCAAAGGTGAATATAAAACATTTAACAGTAAAAACGTTGAAGATATGATACAACAAACTGTAGAGTTAGCGCCGTTCATACGTAGTATTAAAATCATAGGTGGTGAGCCATTGATTATGAAAAAACACTATGAACTATTACAGAAACTAATAGACATGGATGAAGCAAAAAATATTATGATAAAGTATCAAACAAACTTTACAGAAACAAAAGCAGGTAAACATAATATCTTTAATTACATACCACATTTTAAACTTGTGTCTATGGTTGCGTCTGTAGATGGAATAGGTCCTGTTATAGAATATATGAGAAGAAGAACTGACTGGAATAAAGTTATACAGAATACTGAAATTTGCAGAAAGTACGATAACGTGGTTGTTGACTTTAATGGTTTAGTTTCATTTTTAAGTGTTATGAGATTTTATGAGATGATAGATTATTGTTTAGAAAGACCTAATCTTATAGATCAAATCAATTGGGCAATGGTAGAAAACCCAAAACATTTGAGAGTAAATAATTTGCCAGAAAAATTAAAACAAAATTTAATTTCTAAATATGAAAAGTGGCCTGACATACAAGCTGCATTAAGAAAACCAGCTGATGAAGATGTTAATATACAAGACACATTTCAATATCTTTTAAAGCAAGATAACTTTTACAAGGGTACTAAATGGGAATCACATTTGTTTGAAGTGTTTCCTGAGTTAGAAGAATACTACGATCCTATGTACAACCACAATGCTAATTTGAAACTAAATATAAAAAACAATGAGGATATATTATGACATTTGACGAACTACAGGCACTCGCCGACAAAGACCTAAAAATAAATGATACTGAACTTGATTTGGAATCATTAAAGACACCACAACTACATAACAAGTATATGAAATTTCATAATCAATATACTAATCTATTAAAAAAAGCCGAACAAGACTTGGCAAGATTAACAAGAGAAAAATGGGAATATTATACAGGCAAGGCAGACCCTAGCGTGTATCAAGTAAAACCATTTAACTTAAAGATACTAAAACAAGATGTTGATAAGTATCTAAAGTCAGATGATGAGCTTATTAAATTGGAGCAAAAAGTAACCTACGTACATAGTGTTGTTGACTACCTAGATAGAACAGTTAAGATTATTTCTAATCGTGGTTTTCAAATTAAGAATGCTATAGATTGGCGTAAGTTTACATCTGGCGTAATCTAAAATGCAAAACATCATAGTTGACAAG